AGAAGGTATAACTGCCGCTGAGTATACTTGGAAACAGTATGCAGCAACAGTAACCATTACGGGTATTGAAGAAGCAAAAAATAACGGTGAAGCACAAATCATTGACCTTCTTGAGGGCAAGATTATGCAAACTGAGCAAACCATTATTGACAACATGAACACTATGTTGTGGGGTGATGGTAACGGTAATGGTGGTAAAGATTTCTTGGGTATCCAGGGAATAGTTGCTGGCGGAACTCTGGGTGGAATTAACTCAGCAGCGGCTGGCAACTCATGGTGGGCACCAACAATGACTAACCATGGTGCTGCTGCATTGACTCTTACCGCTATGAGCAGTTTGTACAATACGATTTCGGAAGGCAACGATCAGCCGACAATCATATTTGGTGATCAAGGACGTTATGAAAAGTATGAAGCATTGCTTCAGCCACAGTTGCGTTACACAAGTGCAGCAGTTGCGGATGCTGGTTTCCAGAACTTGTTGTTTAAAGGTGCTCCAGTAACCTTTGATGACAGTTGCGAAGCTAACGCATTTTACTTCCTTAACACAAAGTATCTACGACTTGTAGCTCATAGCGAAACTTGGTTCCAACCAACTCCGTTTGTGCGTCCTACAAATCAAGATGCTCGTTATGCTCAGATTCTCTGTTACGGAGAATTGACTTGCTCTAACCGAGCACGTCAAGGACGTTTGCATAACATTGCTTAAGTCCAGTTAAATAGATAGGTGGGGGATGGAAACATCCCCCACCATTATTTGGAGAAATTATGCAAAGACAGCACGCTATTGGTTACAGCAAAAATGCAGAAGTTGCAAACTCTAGAGGTGTGCGTCCATCGCATTATGCCCCAGGTCAATCATCTGAAGCACGTATGGTTCCTGGTGTTTCCGAATGGATTGAAGAAATAGAAGAACCTGTTGAAAAAATGCAATGGGGAAGTATTTGTTTAGCTATTACAGCTAAAGGAACTCCTTGCAAGGTTACACCTGTAAGCGACACTGACTTATGTTGGAGTCATACAAGACAGGAGAAGTCGTGACTTTTACGGCATTAACTTTAGCTCAAATTAGAACTCAAGTAAGAAGTGTTGTCGATATTGATACAAGCGATATTGACGACACAACGATAGATATTATTATTGGTCAAGGTTTTGACACTATTGTTTATAGCGAAAAACGTTGGCCTTTTTATGAAATTTCAACAACTTTCAATACTGTTGTAGGTCAAAAAGATTACACGCTTACAGCTATTGCGGCAGCACCTGATGCCATTGCTCAAGGTATAAGAGAGATAGTTGCTATAAGAAGTAACGATCATGTTTTAAGATATATTGGTCGCGATGATGGGGATTGGAATAATCCTTTAGATGTAGACACCAGTGGTACTTCTTGGGAATGGAGTTATTGGGATGACAAAATTCGTTTGTATGCAACACCTGGTTCAATTGAAACAATGCATGTTCGTGCTGTAAGGAATCCGACTGCTTTTGGTTTAGGTAGTGGAGCTTCTACAACTCCTGATTTGCCTACTGCGTTTCATCCTATTTTGACAACGTACACTACTGCTAGAGCTTATATGCAGCAGGAAGATCCTGTTATGGCTAATCAGTATCAAGCTCAATTTCAGATTGAACTTGATAATGTTGCACGTCGTTTTGCTGATGCGCCTGCACCTCAACCGATGGTTGCAAATAGTAGAGTATCTAATCGTTTTGCTGCTGGTCTTGGCAGATTGCGGTTTGCTAATACTGGTGGTATTAGATGGTGATAATTTATGGCTACTAATCGACAGTTTTCTCTTGAAGTTTTAGAATCATTTTCTGGTGGATTGAATTTAAGAAGTGATCAGTTCAATTTGCAAGATAATGAATCTCCTGATTTGTTAAATGTGACTGTTGACCCTCGTGGCGGCATTCGTATGAGAGATGGTGTTGATAGAAGAAATGTTGCGCCTTTAAGTCACGATGTTCAAGGTATGTGGGGTTTTCACACAGATACTGGTTCTAGTGCTTTAATGGTTAATTATGGTACTAAAGTTGCTTATTCTTTAGCTGATAATTTTACTGATTTAACTAATATTACTCCGAGAACTGACAAATCTCGTGTGTATGGCATGACAATGAACAATATTGCGTATGGTGTTAGTTATGATAAGCCTTCTTTTCGGTGGAATGGTTCTGTTGACGCTGACCTTGGTGGAAGCTTTGGTGCTGCTGGCAATATGCCGCAAGCGCAATACGTAGCTTTTTGGAATAACTTTGCATGGGTAGCGAATACTTTCGAGAGCGGAACGGGTTACAAATATCGTCTTCGGTGGTCAAACAGCAACAATCCAGAAACTTGGTCAGCAGAAGATTATGTAGATATAGACAAAGGAGAACACGGAGACTTCATCACCGCTTTAGTTCCCGCAGGTGATCATCTTCTTGTTTTTAAAACTAATAGTGTTTACGCTGTTTATGGTTTTGATTCTGATTCTTTTCAAGTTGTTACTTTAAGTAATGATATTGGTTCAGTTCCTTTGTCTTCTCCTGTGAATACGCCTTATGGCACATTTTTTTGGTATGGCAGAGAAGGTATCTATGTTTACAATGGGGATACTTTTACTTGGCTGTTTAGCAAGTTAAGACCTGCGATTGATAATGAAAATATTGTTTTTGCAAAAAATCCTCAAATAGCTTGGGGTAACAATAAGCTTTATGTTTCTGTTGATTATCAGGATGCTGGTGCAACTGGTAGACGTACTTTTGTTTATGATCCAACTTTAGGTACTGAAGGTGCTTGGACTTTGACAGATATTTCTTCTGGTCCTTTGTTTTCTTATAGACCTCCTGATGCTGCTACAACTGTTTTTGCAGGATGTGTAGAAAAAAGTGGTGTTATTCCTAAAGGTTGCGTTGTTGATGTTGAAGATGAACAGAAACGTGATGCAGATAGATATACGTCTAATACAGAAACCCATATTTCTTCTTATTTTGTAACAAGATGGGTTACAGGCAAAGATCCTATTGTTAAAAAGCGTTGGGGTCGTCCTCGTACTGTTGTTTCTGCTGAAGAAGATTTAACTTTGAATGTAGATGTTTTTAAAGATTACGATAAGTCAACTGCTGCTGTTGAGTTCCCTATTTTAGTTTCTGGTAAAACTTCGGCTTCTCGTTGGGGTACTGCCGAGTGGGATGAAACGGCAGGAACAAAAATAGCTAAATGGGATGCTATTGGTCGTGATGTTACGGCTGAAGTAATAAATCTGCCCACACTTGGAACAGGTAGGAGTGTTAGTATGAGGATCGATGGCCCCACAAGTGTTAATTTGCATTGGGAAATTAATGCTTTAGCGTTCACGTATACACCGAGAAGGTTGCGTTAAATGACTTTAAGCATCCCTAACGATTTTGTTTCTGGTACAACGATTGTTGCTGGAGATATGAATGCTAACTTTACTGCTGTTGAGACGTATGTAAATACTTCTCCTGGCATGGTTGAAAGAGACCTTGTTAATAGTAAAGGCGATATTCTTGTTGCTTCTGCTAATGATGTTGTTACTCGTCAAGCAGTTGGTGCCAATGGGCAAGTATTAAGCGCAGACAGCACTGCCACTACAGGTTTGGCTTGGATTGCGGCTCCTGCTGATGCTACTAAGATGCCTTTGGCTGGTGGCACTTTCACTGGTTCAGTAACATTCGATGCAACAAACACTTTTGAAGCTGCTAACACTTATGAAGGCGCTAGCCCAATACTTCTTACTGGAGTCACTGTTGCTAACGGATACGAAATTACGTTAACGGTTACAGATCCTACAGCGGACAGGGTTATTACTATTCCTAATGCGACTGGTACAATGGCGCTTGTAGGCGATATTCCAGCTACTGTTAACGGTACGGCAGATAATATTATTTCTAACCAAGTCTTTAGTTAAGGAACTATTATGGCGACATATTCAAAAATCATATTATCAGGAAGTACTAATGGTAAAGCTATTGCGGTAGCTGCTACTGCTACTCCAGGTACTTTGGTTCATGCTGGTAGTGCTACTGTTACGACCATTGACGAAATTTGGTTGTATGCAATGAATCAGTCTGCGGCTGATATAAAGCTGACTGTTGAGTGGGGCGGTGTTACTTCAGGAGATCTTATTGAGCAGACAATAACTACTGAGGCTGGTCTTACGTTAGTTGCTCCTGGCATTATTATTAAAGGTGTAGCTGGTGGTCTTGATGTTAGAGCGTTTGCTCCTGCTGGGATCAATATCTTTGGTTATGTAAATCAAATCACTGCCTAATTAGAGGTTTATATGTCGTTTAATCAGTACAGAACTAATCCAGGTCAGGCTGTCAGTAACTTTAAGGGTAGGACGGATACGCCTAAGGCGTGGCCGTCTACTGCTGTTTCTACTTGGATGAACGGCGGTTTGTTTGGTGGTTCTGATCCTATTGAGGCGACTGGTGGAACTAAAACAACGTCTGGTGATTACACACTCCACACGTTTACTAGTACTGGAACTTTCGTAATCTCTGCTGGTAGTGCCCAAAACATTTGGGTCGCTGGTGTTGCTTCTGGTGGCGGTTCAGGAGATGGAAAATGG